TTTATCTTTATCTATATCTATTTCTTTATCTATATCTATTTCTTTATCTATATCTTTATCTGTTCCGTTACTCAGCGTTACATCGGCGTTACGTGTAACGTTACTAGTAACGTTACTTAATGACAGTTGCTTTTGTTTTTCTCGGTATTTTGCTTGTCTAATGCGATTTTGCTCTTTGACTTTTTCCATACCATCAATAGCCTGATATTCTTCCCAGTTCTTAATGAAAATTACATCTTCATAGGTTGTTACCATGCTGTATTTTTCCAAAGTTAAAATGGCAAACTTTACAAACTCAACTGTGAAATCAAAATCAGCTGCTAAATCTTCATCTGAATAGGGCAAAGTATCAGTTAAGAACAATCCGCCTTTTTGGTTGCTTTCGCCAGCACGAGCTAATAAAAATACCCAAAACAAAATTACTCGATCGCCATCTGGCAATTTACGTATTCGCTTGATTTTCTTATTATCAGGTAAACTAGTACTTAATTTTATCCAGCTAATTTCAGCCACTTATCTAGCCTCCTATGTGTAATTTTTTTATAGTTTCTTGGTTCAATTTGATACCTTTAACATGATATTTTTTCTTAAATTCTGTAATACCAATGTTGTGTTTTTCGGTGTGATGGCATCGACATAAACCAGCGTAAGTGTATTCTGTATGGTCAACGCTTTTTCTTTTTCGCCGACCTAGAGCTTTATCGAAATGGTCGATATCTGCACCAGTTTTGCCACAAATACAACAAACTCGGTTAGTGATACATTTATAAAAGTAATATTCCTGATTAGCAGGTAAAATATCATACCCATTGCGAAATGGAACATTATTTTCAAAAATGAAATTCAAGATAATGTTTGCTAATATCGTTGCATCATCCATTGTATTTTCCGAATCGTTTTTAAGGCTTATTTTGTATCCTTGTAACGCTTCAAAGCGAAGATAGAACATTTCCTTTAGTACATCTATTTCTTGCCCTGTAGCCATATAAATATCTTCTAACATAGCGAAAATAAACTTACGTTGGGCAACACTAAATTTTCTAGGATCAATAAATCTTATTTCTATTTCACGTGGTCCTGTATAACCGTAGTACATCGTTTTCAAACGTTCTAAATTTATCGCTTCGTTTATTACGGCAGTGATAGAGTTGTCTTTTAAACTCTTAATCACTGCAGAATAAACATTATTTAAATTCATTCGATTGCTTCCACTTCTATTTGGTTGGCCTTCATGAAATTATTTAATGCAACTAATTTTTCATGTGTAGCCGTTACTTGGATTCTGGCTGTTTCTAATTCGGAGCTTTCTTCCTCTTCTTCACAAACGTTTGAAACAATTTCTCCAGTTTCAATATCAATAGTATTTTCTCCTACTTGCTCTAGTCCTCGGGTTTCAGCTACTTTTTCAGTGGCCAACTTTTCAGCTGAAGCTTTATCAATTTCTTTAATAAGTTCTGCCGAAGTTTTCCCTTGCTCAATCAGAGTTAGCCATGAATAAGGTTCTAAGCCTTTTGCTTTGGTATAGCCTTCAATAATAAGTTTGTCATTTTTAATCCGATCTTTTTCCTTGTTTATTTCTGATGCAACAGTTTCAATTTCTTCAATGACTTTTTTCTTTAACTCGCCTTTTTGTGTGAATGACCCTTTATTGGTCCAACTTGATTCAATTTTGATAGCATCAGGATGGATATTTTTTGCTGCTGAAATTCCATTGATTTTTGCTTGAACTTTTTCTTTTCTCGCTTCACGGTCATTCTCTTCGTAAGATTTAATATTCTTATCAATGATGTTTTTTGCCTCTTCTATTTTTTCCTTGAAGGCGTTAATAGTGGTTTCAAAGGTATCTAAAGGTTTATTAAACTCTTTTTTCACTTCAATTCTTTTTTTGTCTAATAATCCAGATACTTTGTTTAAATCCGCTCTTGCTTGTTTGGCATCTGGTAAATTATTTTCATTAAAAATTAGTTTTGAATAATGATTTACTGTTTCGTTAACTAACTTACTTAATTGTTTTTCGTTGTTTATAATAATTTTACTGGGGCTAACCTCCACGGTTACTTGTAGGTCTGCCATTAATTCATTTGACATATTGAACCTCCATTAATTAAAGACATTGCTTTGTTTGGGTTTTGTTACTTGTGCTTTAGGTTTCGCTTCTTGATTCTGTATAGCTTTCAACTTCCACTTACTCAACGTTTGAAAGGCTTCATTAAAATATTCCTTTGGAAAATATTCTATCGATTTCACATTAGCTCTCTTAGCCAGCTGATCTGTATAAACAGATGGTTCTTCTCCTAAAATACTTGAAATACTTATTGCCTCTTGTTTAAGCACCGCTAACTGATGCCCTGAAATCATTTCAACAGTCATATCTGGTTCTTCGTTAGAACTATCAGGATTATCTGGGTCATCTCGCCCGTCATCGATCATTAATAAGTCACACAAAGCATATTTCTTAGCATAGGAACTAGCGGAACCTGTAACTTGAGATTCATCTAACTTTGGTTTAGACATAGGCTCTTGTGCGTAACCTACTGAACTAAGTTCCTCTTCAAAATCCGTAATTTTAACAATTGCCTTTACGTAATTTTTGTCACCAATTTGTATGATTTCTTTTGTCGTATGAATATATAATCCATATTCCATGCACAAAGGCTTCACTTCTCTTAAAATGCTCTCTGCATTTCTATACGAACTATTGGTAAATGGATTTACTAAATCTTTTTTTACGTGTAGTCGATCAACAATTTTTAAAAACTTTTCAAAAAAAGTTAATTCTGTTTCTTCTGACATTTAACTAGCTCCTTTCAACAATGAAATGACTTGCTCTAGCCCTTCAATTAATTCAACTTGTTTAAAATAAGCACTTTCATCTAAACTTTCGAATACTGTTCTGACTTCTTCATCTTCGCTATCTTGGTAAACAGCAACATGATTATTAGTAGTATCCCTTTCAAAAATAAGCGATCCATAGGGAGAATGATTATCTATCAAGTGTATTCTTCCTAAGTCATCAGTCTTGATTTTCATTGGCCATTTCCTCACTAGCTACTTCTTTTGCCACCTTCATTGACTTTGCTAAACTTTCAAAAAAGCCTTCTGGACTACTGAAATCCATCTCCACTTCGTCTAAACTTTTTTTCAGTTTTTCATCAAACTTTCGATATTTTTCTGGATTACAATTTGGGCAATCACACTCTGAATTAGCTTGTACAATTGGTTTAATATGATTTTCAATAAGCTCTATGGCTCCTTTAGCAGAATGCCCCATTCCCTTCGGAGTTCCTCCAGCTGTTGTTTTTACATTTACATTTACTGAATTATCAACATCATCATTACTTACTGCACTAATCAAAATACTGTAACCTTTAGCGGTCATTTCTTTTGTAAAATTTTCAATCATTTGTTGCATTTCATTATTTTGGTTTTCCATGGTATAATTCCCCTATCGATTTATATTTTTGTGACTTTTTGCTTGCCGGCGGAAGTCACTTTTTTGTTTCTCGGATAAATAACGCTTCTGGAAATACTGCCTTATTTATCGCAGTGTCTGGATATTTTTCTTTAAGCTTTTGAAATACCAGGGCTTTCGTTTTCCCGACAACATAAATTTTCAAACTATCTTTACCTACTGCTTGAAACATCTAAATACCTCGATTTTCTTTCTGTTGTGCAATGTACACAAGATTTTTAATTTCTTTATAAAACTTATCTGCTTCTGCTTTCCCTTGTTGCAATTTTTCTTTTCTAGTCATTAAAATCAACTCGCTTTCTTCGTAACTTTCCTTTTAAAAGAAAGTTCGATATAATAAATTTGTTCAATCTTCTAATAAGGAGAGTGATGTCTTATGACAAAACTTTTGAACAACACTGTGTCTCAATAACCAAACGCTCGACGATATTTTTTCGCTAGGAAAATATCAACCACTCTTCCATGAGTCAAACTGGTGACCCTCTTTAATTTCGCGTTATCGATATTAAAGGGACTAGCGTAATAAAAATGAGTAGTGAATTATTTCAACAGCAGTGCTGGGCGACGATACCAGTGAAATGTTGGAGATAGGTCGACAACTATCTGTAGGCTTCAAAATTTCGCAACCTGTTGCGGTGTCGAACGTAGCAGGTTTTTTATTTTTTGAAAAATTCATTTGTATCCACATCGTTGAACACTCTATAAAGTCGTTCTATTACATCGAAACTTGGTTTAACGAATCCACCTTCTAATTTGGAATAGTGTGAATATGATACACTTAGAAGAGAGGCCATTTCTTTTTGAGTTATCTTTTCTCTATTTCTAATAACTTTGAAATAGTTCATAATTTTCAACTCCCATTTATTTACCTACGGTACTATTCCTTTGAATTTCCCTAAACTTTCTTCTTCGTTTTATATTTTCATCTTCTATAGCTAAATCATATGAAAAAACAAATAATACAAAAGCTAATACACAAACGGATATGCAAAGCTCTACGTATCCCTTACCTAACAAAAAACTTGCAAGGAAACCAAACGCAACAGCAGAGAAACGTCGTTTAAAAAGTCTATTTTTCATCGTTCTTTATCCTCCTATAAAATACTGTCAATCCAATCCATAGAACCCCAAAGGCAGTTGCATAAATGAATTCTTGAATATAAAAAGCTTTAATCATACAAATCAACAGGATTATTGTGTCGAGAAACATTATCCACTTCATATCTAAACTCCCACTCTATCAATTTCATCAAAAAACTTATCGAGAATGTATCTTTGTCCTTTTCCAGTAATTTTTGGTGTTTTTTTAATAGAAGTTTGTCCATTAGAATGAACGATGGTAGTTTCTTTAATTTCAAATATTTTTAATTCCATTGATCTTTGTGTTGGTACATTGTAGCTTGTTCCTCTTCTTTTGATTAGATATCCTCTTTTTCTCAACCAATCAAATAATCGATTCTGTCCAATATCAAAACCATTTTGTTTTAATATTTTTGCCATGTCATTAACTGAAATACTAGTTTCACTGGCACTTACTGCATCAGCAAATAATGCTTTTGTCCTCAATTCTTGATTTTCCAATTCTAACTTTTCAATTTTCTTCTGTTGAAATTCAAGAGCACGTTTAGTCACCATTTCTGGACTATTCCAAAACTTTTCTAGCTGAATAAAATATTTACGAGCTTCTTTTCCTTTTTCTGTTTTAGTTAACATTGAAATATGCTTTGCAACATCAAGTTTCAATACATAGTCAGATACATATTGAATATTTCCATTCCCTCCTGAGACAGGTGTACCTCCAGGTACACTCGTAAAATCTTCTTCTTTTATAAACATTTCATCATACTGTTTCCACCAAGCGCTAAATCTTTTCTTTATACCTAAAAATCCATATAAATCTCTAGCACTTACTAACTGTTCATCCTTTTCATTCGTTGTAACTTTTATTAATTGATTCACTAGACATACCCCTTCCTTTTGTATTTTTATAGCCCGCCCGACTTATTAATATTGAGTATTTTCATGAATCCATTTTTCAACCAATTTTTTAGGATATTTTTCTTTGCCTTCCTTAACAATTTTAGGAAATCCACTAGCATATCTATAATGTTCATCAAACGTCTTTACATCACACTTCAAAATTCTTTTAGAAACTTCATTTCGGTTTAATAATTCTTCATCTTGATTTTCAGATAACTTTCTTTCTATTATCGGAAGTGTTATTTCTAAAAATTTAGAAGCAATCCATTCAAAAAATTTTTTTGTGCTAATTGAATCAAATTGGATATTCATTACTTACACCTCTTCCAAAAACTCTCTAATTTTCTTAATTTGTTTTTTTGGTTGAACTCTACCGTTTAGAATTCTAGAAAGATATCCTTCGTTGATTTCCAACTTTTCCGCTAGCCAAGCTTGATTTTTGCCCTTAACAGCTAGAGTAATTGCGACTTCTTTTTTTAAAGTCGTTTTCACTTATCTCACCTTCTTTTATAAAATTAGCAAGAATATTTACAAATATTGTTGACAAAAGTATAAAATGTAGTACAATTAATGCATACAAAATACACCTACACATCACATTAATTCTTGCTGGGGAGCTGTTTTAATGCGTATTGTTTAGTACGTTATTTTGTAAATATTCTTGCTTAAGAGATAATAATAACTACATTTTATGCTTTTGTCAATAGAAAAAGCATAAAATTTTATATTTTCTCAGGCAAAATTTTGAGGTGCTTAGAATGACACTATTTGAGAGAATAAAAGAGTTATCTGCAAAGCGTGGAAAAAACTTAAAACAAGTCGCAAAAGAACTAGGTTATAGTGAAAACCTATTTTATCAGTGGAAGAAAACTACACCAACTGCTGATAAATTGCAAAATGTGGCAGACTATTTTAATGTTACAACTGATTATCTATTGGGTAGGGAAACATCTGGTATGCAAAAATTAGACCCAGAAGAAGATGAGTTAATCGTAATGTTTAGAAAAAATACTGCTGGTATGAATGATGAAGAAAAGAGAGAATTCAATGAATCACTAGATAAATTAATGTCTGTTGCAAAAGACTTATTTGAAAGAGACAAGAAAAAATAAAAAGGACTGTTGCTGATGTATAATAAAAAAATGTTAGAATACAGAGATGTTGATTCAGAAGATTACAATAATTATTCAGAAAATGCATTATTTCTTTTAAAAGTTATTTCAGATTGGGCAGCCATACCTATTTCCGAAATAACTTATCATGAAGTTATAGATTATTTTGTTAATAACTTCAATATTGAAATTGTATTTTTCGATGATAACGACAGGATAATTAATCCAGATTACAAATTTATCAACGACACCATTTACAAAATTTACCCGACATTTAAAGAAAGAGTTTCTGGGTTTACTGTAACTGATGGATATAATTATAAAATATTTTTGAACTTCGATATGATGAGACATCGTCTGATATTCACTATTTTACATGAGTTAGCCCACATATATTTTCATTGCTCTTCAAAAAAGTATATGCAAATTTTTGCATCATTAAATATTGAAGATCATTATCCTAAAGAAATACTACCGTTTGAAGATGAAGCAAATATAATAGCATCTATTTTATACTTAAATGACACTAAACTAATTAATTATATATTGGAAGGAAATTCGTTCCACAGTATAATGTCTCTTTGTAAAATTAGCAAAGCTGCACTACACTGCAGAATAATGAACTATTTAATACACAACATAGGATTAAACAAAAACACTGCTCTATTCAAATATTTAAATCCTTATAAAGAAGAAGTATTCGGGCAAACAGCATTAAAAAATTTACAATCCATAATTTCTTATCCTAGCTTTATAAAAAGATTAAACCGAGAAGCTTAACTAAAGTTAAGCTTAAAAAAATCCACAAAAAAGAACATACATTCGATTTAAAGGAGGTGATGCCACCCTTTTTAATAGCCTGCCCGGCAATAGAAAGGAATTTTAATAATGGCAAATAAATATAAACCAACAAAATACCCTGGTATTTTATCTTACGAAACAAAAAGAAACGGTACTATGTATCGTATACGAAAATCTGTAACAATTAACGGTATAAAGACCCCTTTTGATGAGTCGAAATTCAAAACGCTAACTGCAGCAAAAGCTAGATTAAAAGAGATTGATGATTTAGCTTTAAGAAACGAAACTGGTATACTATTAAACCGCAAATTAACTGTAAATGATTATTGGGAAAAATATGCTAATAAAAAAGTTGTGCAGAAAGTATGGTCTAAGGACACTAGACTAGGAAACGATTCCTTGTACAAAAACCATATAAAACCAAAATATGGTAACTTACCACTTATTCAATTAAACAGAAATGACTACGAATTATATATTGTAGAATTACTTAAAAAGTTAAGAAAAGATTCTGTTCGTTCTATCCACATAGCTTTCATGGCCATGCTAAATGATGCTGTTTACTGCGGTGTGATAGAAAGAAATAGGCTTCAACGTGTGTATATTGGTGACGCAGAAAAACCTGCCAGAAACAAACATCTGAGCCTTGACGAATACTGGTCTTGGATGGATACTGCAAAAAGAATACTAACAAAATACGAATACTCATGTGTGTATCTATGTATTTATGGAATGAGACGTGGTGAAGTATGTGGTATAACACCTAAAGTAATTAGTCAAAATGAATTAACAGGTAATCTGATGATTCATTTAGAAGATAGTAGGACGAATGCCACATCTAAAGATGGTCAAAGTAAAGGCGGAGTTAAAACAGCTGAAAGTGAAAGGTATATCGCACTTGATGAACTAGGCACCAAGCCTTGA